TATTAAGGATTTTAATAACTTATCTATTACAGTACCGTTAGAAATATAATTACGGTTAGTAAGAATGTCTTCTTCCCTAGCAGTCATATATTTCATTTCTACAGTACCACTAGATAGAGGGGAATTTTCTGAGTATAAAAGTCCTTTTGAGGGTAAGTCTACCGTTTCGGTAGGTAATTTAAATTTAGATTCCATAAATTTTATTGTTTAAAACCAGTTTTATTCTTATAAATATAAGAAAAAAAAATTATTATACAAACAAAAAACCCGGAAAAACCGGGTTCTTTAAGTATATGTAGGTAATTACTTTAGTAATTAAGTACGCAATAATCCATGGCTACAGTTATTGATACGTCTACTGCTTCATCTGAAGTCCAGTCAAATTGACCGAAATCTCCATTTGTAAGGAATGCTCCTTTAATAATCCACTCTCCAACTATATCCCCTACTGGGCCTAGAATGTTAAGAGTTAAATCTTTTTTGTAGAAATCTGAATAACCAGCTCTTCCTGTTACTGACTCGTAAGATAGACGAGCCCACTCCATTACCGCTTGAGCACCAGAAGGTGTGATCGGATCATATAGTGTCATTGTCATATCTTCCCACTCTCTCTTACCTCTGATCTTTCTGTAAGAGTTAATATGGTCAAGTTTGACTACGTTATCAGTGAAGGTAGGAGCTTTTACATTCTTTACCATGAAAGAAGGAATGTTGTCCATGTACATTACAAATCTGTTTTGTACTTTTGGCTCGAACGCCTTAAACATTATTTCGTTTGGATCTAATACTGCCATGTTTGTATTACTTTATTATAAATATCTGTTAATTTAATTATGCTCCGAATGTTGCTCCAGTTGGCTCAACTGTAAAGTCAAGTACTATAAATTCTGCTGTTTTAGCTGGCTGAATAAATACCTGTCCTACTAATTGATTTCTATCAACTACATCCGCTGTGTTGTTTGTATCATCCATTACTACTCTGTAAGAGTATAAACCGTTACGTTGTACTACTGACTCTAAGTATGGATTTACCGTCGCTAAGAAACGATTACGAGTAGCTACAGTATTCTGTTCAAATACTAAATTTCTAGCTTGGTCTCCTAAGAATTTCTTAAGTTCGATTAATAAACGTCTAACGTTTACTCTATCTAAAGCAGAAGCTTTAGTCTGTAAAGTCTTTTGTCCAAATACCGCAATACCTTGTCCAGGGAAAGTAGCTATTGGATTAATTTTACCGTCATATAAAGTATCACGTTGAGTTCTAGTTAATTTTTGTTCTGCTTGTACTACACCTACTATTCCTCCTCTTACTAATCCTGCTGGTGCGTACCAAGGTGCTGAACTATTATCTGTAAAGGCATATACTCCCGGTATAACCGTAGAAGCAGGTGCCCATACTAACTTACCTGTATCAGATAATACTTGTACCCAAGGCCAGTAAGTTGCTCCATATGATGAATTTAAAGATGTACCTGTAGAAGTAACATTAGATACGGTTGAACCATATCCTTGTAAGTCTACTACTGCAATACAGTCTCCTCTTGTTTCTGCTAAAGTAACAAGACTATCTAATGGAGTAGTGTGAGTTGCAAATGAATATATTAATCCAGGTGCTGAGATGATATTAAATTGATAATCATCTTTATTTTCTAAAATCGAAATAGCATCAGTATATGAACCAGCAACTAATCCTTGTGTTTTAATATTTGAAATATTATCAAAATAATTAGCTCCAGCTACTGCATTGTTTCCAGTACCACCGTGAAATGATCCTGATTCAGCTACTGGTAAAGAACCTGAATAAGAAGCGCCTGCTGCATCTACTCCTACCGTTACTCCGTCATTACCTAAATAGTCAACTGTTGGGCTAACCGAACCTACATAAATGTAAGAAGATTTATTAACGTAATCTCCTACTGATTTTACATATGTTTTAGTCCCGTCAGTAGCTTTAGTTTTATACTGTGTACCAATTGCCTCTTCTATATAGTTATCAGCATTAGGATCTAATGAGATATTATTAAATGTTTCAAGCACAATTTTTGAATTGTGACTGTCATCCCCTCTACGTATAGATAATGTAAATGTTCCTTTAGAATTATCTACATTAGAAACTTCCCAACGAATATTATCTGCTGAACCTGATTCTAATGCTCCTCCAGTGGATTCACTTCCTTGGTCAGATACCGCAGTTGAATTATTGAAAATAGCTCCTTTACCAATCGACTTAATAGTGAATGGTTGCACACTGTCGTTTATTGAGGATGAAATGTGTGTTGAAGTAGCTGCTGCAAATGATCCAGTAACGACTCTTGTTACTAGACAAGTATTACCTCCTTGCTGGAAGTAATTTTTTACCGCTATTGAAGTAAAGTATTCCTGCTTAGTTGAACCAGATTCAAATGATGTACCAAACTTTCTTACGTATTCATTATAAGAAGTTACTACTGATGGTTCTTCGACAGGACCTTTTACTGTAGGTCCGATAATCGCCGCTCCAGCTTCTACAGGGGATGGTTGTATGAAAGAGATGTCATTTTCTCTGGTAAATACACCTGGGGAGATGATAGTTTCTGCCATGTTAGGTCTGTTTAATTTTTTAGTTTATTATAAATATAGTTCAGAAGTCTAAAAACTATAAAAGTCTTTAGTATACCTTTACTTATATAAATAGGAAAGGAGAATCTAAAAAAATTCTCCCTTTTATCCTTTACTTTTTTAAGAGTTATTTCAATAACTTATGCTTTTGCAGCAGGAGCTGCTTCTGCATTAGGAATAAACTCTCCCTTTGAAATATCAATTGAACCTACTCCATACTTGTCTTCAAGTTCTTTTGCAGCTTCATTTTCTGCTTTTCTAAGGTCAGCTAGAAATTTTTCAGCAGATTCTTTTCTTTCTGCTAAAGTAATTTCAGTTAACGCAATAGAACCTAGTTCTTGAATTAAAGCATTGTTTTTCTGTTGAATCTCTTGTAACTTGTCTAGTTCTTCTTGAACTAACTTTTGATTTGCCATTTTTTTAAATTTTAATTAATCGATTATTATATAATATAGTAATACTTTTTCTAATAAGCAACTACTCTTAAGAAATATATTTAGTTACTACTGTAGGGTTTATTATTTCATTGATAGAAGAAGATATAGAACTTTTTATTCCGTCTACTGAACCAGAATTTGATGCTATCATTGAACCAGTTGTCCATGCTACGATATCATCATGAGTAACATCGTCCCAAGAAGTAAAGCTTGACAGATCTTCAGTCGATAACGCTTGTGTTCCTATACTAGAAGCAGAATGTGTTACTTCGTTATCTATTAAGTGGCCAGTTACTGCCCAGTGTACGTTAAATATTACGTCGTTTTCTTGGTTTACGGGATCTTGTCCGTCTGAATGAGTAGGGTATGTATCTACTGTTTTACAGTTCCATGTATAGTTAATTGCCATTTTTTGATTTTTAGTTTAATTTATATACTATAATAAATAGTACATATTACCATATTAAGTTAAATGTTGAATATGTTAACATTGCAAAAGCCCATGTACCTATAGCAAATACATACTTTTTGATTGGAGTTCCAAAGTATTGCTGACCTATATAAATACATTTATGCGTAGGGGATAGTAAATACCCAGAATAACAAGCTGTAAAAATAAATAGTAAGTACTTTATACCTACTACTGAACATATAATTGAAACAATACCTGCGTATTTGCCTGATGAGCCAAGAAAAAAAGAGCTGAGAAAGCAAATTATACCAATGTAGTATATACTAGTATCTTTTGTTAAATCTCCTAAGTAGTTTTGTATGTCATTATTATAAAGAGTAACAATATTAGAAAGTACTATTACTGCTCCGACACTTAATATTAACTTCCAATTAATATACCCCACAAAGTTTTTCCATGATTTAGAATAATTAACAAGGTACATAGTAAATGCTGAGAATATAATTAAGTACTGATTTGTAATACCGGTTAAAATTAAAGTTATAATAAATGGAAAGAAAATAGCAAGTATATTATTATACTTTACACTACTTTTTTTAGGAATGTTAATATTACTGTTATCAAATTTAAAAATATAGATAGCAATAATAAAAAAAGATATAATAATTAAAGGAAATAAAGTATATAATAACTCCCCATAAGTTAACCCTAGTACCGCCATAGGAATAATAACAGTTTTCTCTAAAGGAGACCAAATATAATAATGATGTGTAGAAAGGTAGTCTATTATACCGTAACTTTCTCTTCCTACCTTATCTTTTGGAGCAATTATGTCAAGTATACCAGCTGAAACAGCTACTCTACCTGGAATAGGTAAAATACCCCCAAATAATGAAATTAAAAATAAAACTAGTTTTTTTGATTTGACTGTATGCAGGAGAAAGCTAAAAACATCAGTTAAGTATCCCTTTTGTTTAAGTATCCCGGTTATAATCATTATTAACCCCAGATAAACGAGAAATTGTTGGTTGTTTATTAGAATCTCCATGCAGCTATAATCATAGATCTAGATTTTTTAGCATCTTGGTTAAGACCTGGAAGATATTCTAAGCTTATGTAAGCTTTATTATTAAATCTATACTGTACTAGCGGTCCAACATAAAATTCTCTTGTAGTTCCTCCAAAATCATTATACCTAAACATATGAGACGCTCCTACAGTTAAAGATTTACTAACTATTGTACCGTAAGACATAGTATACGCATATTCTCTTTCTTGGTTTTCTTTTAGTGCTGCTATATTAGCCTCATAAATTAAATTTACTCCCCATATACCTCTCTTACCTATATTATCTCCAAAAAGTATCTTAGGTTCGATACCCTTAGTACCTTTCTTTAATTTATACTCAAAATATAAAGTAGGGTTACCAAAGATCTTTCCCCAATCTGCTAATGCATACCTTACTTCCCCGGAAAAACCTTTCCATTCAAAAGTATGATTTTCATTTTCGCCATCAAATACTGTATGACTATATAAATCTAACTGAAGTCTGTTACCAATACCGAAGGTAAATTCGTCTCTCATTCTAATTTGAGTTGGACCATCTCTTCTATCTCTAATATCAAACCATTTTTCATACATTAACGTACCAGGAGGGTTCATAACGTAAATCCTAGTAGAAGGAAACATTCTAATAGTTGACCAAAGTGGTTGGTTATACTCTCCTACTTTAGTTTGTAGAGGTACTAATGATTCTGAAATTATTACTTCTTTTAGGTTTTGAACTTTTACTTGTTCTTCTGCTCCTTTTAAAATTGCACTGCTGCTACTTTGACCGTAGTTAAAGTTAAATGTAAGGAAGCATATTATTATTATAATTTTTTTCATAGTTTTTAATTGTTATCAAGAATATAAATTCCTAAGCCGTTCCAATATCCTTTTGGATCTTCTGTTTGGGTAAATATTTCTTTTTTGTATAATACTTTAATATTGTGTTGATTTAAAAAAGTTTTAATTATTTGATTTGTCCAATTCCAATCATCAAACACTATTATAAAAGTACCTTTTAGTACTTTAAATAAATTCACTAACGTAGAATACACTTCAATTTGATTGATTTCTCCGTCGTAAAAGATTATAGTAGGCTGTTTAATAACCGTATAATCAAATGTTTGAAATCTTGATTTATAAACTTCAACTTCTTTTAAGATAGTAAATTTTTTTATATTATCCAAAAATATTTGTTGAATATTTTCATTAGAATAAAAAGTATCCTGAAGTGTGTTAGGGATTAAACTGCTTAACCAACCATCTATAGCAATACCTTTACAGTTATTCTGGAATAAAGCGCTACAGAACGTGCCTCCTTTATAAACTCCTAGTTCTAAGTAAATACTATTTTCTAAACTACATAAATTGTTAAGA